TATATGAGGGAAAAAGAACTTACCAAAGATATGCAAGTTTTCCTTATCTCTTAAGGACTCCCTTGCCCACACATTTTGCTCTTTGCCTTCAAAGGCATTGAGGTCTTTGATCCATTCCTCATACGTCACCATCTGTTTTATATTTTTTAAGTCTTTTCTTTGCTTCTGCACCAAGTATGTCATGCTCTATTGGTCCACCATCTTCTCCTGTATATTCCATCCTACTTGAAAACTCTCTTTTCCTCTTTCTTTCCAAATACCATTTGGCTGTATCTATCTCTCCCAACTTACTTGCAACTGTTTGATATGCCTTTAGTACAGGTTTTTCCCTTAAACTGTCAGATTCTTCTGCTAGTTTTTTGTCCTCTTTACACCAAGTGTAAAATGTTTCCCTGCTTATTTCTGCATATGAGCATGCTGCTGTTACATCTGCCCCTATAGCAAATGCTTCCTTTAACTTTCTGACAACCTCTTTCTTATCTTTCATTGAATTTTGGGTTATTTAATAAAGATCCTTAATGGATTTAATAATATCCATCATTGTATATTTAGCTCTCCAATTTAATATTTTCTTTGCCTTGCTTGAGTCACTTATTAAAACATCTGGATCACCACTTCTCTTTCCTACAATAGAGTAGTTGAGCTTTTTGTTAGTTACTTTTTCAACAATAGCAATAATATCAAAAATTGAGTTCCCTTCTTCTCTCCCAATATTCACCTCAAAAGACTTCCCCTTTTTCAACCTCTCAAGAGCTTTTAAGTGTGCTGATGCCAGATCCAAGACATGAAGGTAATCCCTGACACAAGTTCCATCCTTCGTATCATAGGTATCACCAAACACAAGAAACTCATCATCACATAGAATTGCTCTCATCATTACAGGAATAATGTGTGTTTCTGGATCATGCCCTTCCTTAATCCCATACGCTGAACCTGCTGCATTAAAATACCGAAGAATTGCAAAATTTATATCAAAAACCTCTGAATACCACCTTATCAATTGTTCTAAAATAAATTTACTTTCCCCATATGGATTTATTGGCTTCTTCCTCTCTGTTTCTTTGATAGGAATCTCATCAGGATCTCCATAGACTGCACAAGTGGATGAAAAGATTAAATCCTTACACCCTACTTTCTTCATAGCATCAAGAAGATTCAACCCCCCCACAACATTATTCGAAAAATACAAATCAGGCTTCTTAAATGACTCCCCAACTTCAATAAGCGAAGCAAAGTGAAGAACTGTACCAATATCATAATCATCAAAAACCTTGATGACCTCCGACCTATTCCTTAAATCGCATTGAACAAACACACTTTCACTAGGAATATATGTCCCATCACTATTACTCAAATTGTCCAAAACAATAATGTCGGACTCTTTTACCCCATTTTTAATAAAATACTGAATGACTGTGGAGGCAATATACCCCGCACCACCAGTAAAAAGGATCTTTTTATTTCTTGTATTTTTCATCAATTATTTTAGGTACTGCATTGTCCCACCTTACTCTGTGATGTAGCCTCATATCCTTATGCCCCATCAAGGCTACTTTTACAGATGATGGGCTGAAAATCACCGTATAGAAACTTTTAATATAAGTCCCATTGTCTAAATAAATATCTGACATCCCCCCTTTACTTAACTGTGTTTGCACTTGATTGAGTCGGAGTGCTGCTACAGTAAAGAATATATTTCCAAGACTTTGATACCAGGTATAAGTATTCACATCCTCATTTATCCTACCAACAAATTTAAAAGGTCTTTTGGTGGAGCAAATAAAGGAATTCATTGCTTTGCGAGCCAACTTCTTTTTGAACACCGAACAACATTCCCCTCCAATGAAATCACCCCCTTGAGCCATAGCAATTGTCTTGGCAGGAATCACTTTGTAAAACTCCAACAAGGAGTCTAGAATCCCATCAAGATTTTTGATCTTATTACGCTTCGTTATATAATTATAATCTTCATCTGCTGAAAAACTAAAACTGGTATAATCATCATCAAGCTGCATAAAATATGTAATCCCCAAATCTTTTGCTATTTCAAATGATGCATTTCTAGCATAGACAATCGACCTGCGATCCTTAAAATTATCAGCCTGGTCAAAAGTTTGAGCTATCTTCTCCTTGCTAAATACAACCACCTTATCACCGAAATTCTCAATATACCTATCTGCTGTCTCATCCTCATCATCAATAATGATAAAAATCTTCCCTGTATATCCACACTTTGCCAAGGTTTTCAAAGTCAGCACATTATCTGGTCTGCCATGTGTCAAAATAAAAACTGCAAAATCCTTATTATCCATCGCCATGTTCGTTGAGGTAATGTTCTGATATTTCTTCGGAAAGACTAACAAAGCCCATCTCTATTGCCTTGGCAAAATCCACAATAACTAATGCTGAATCCTCCATTAGCTTTTGAACCTCCTTATCTGAATGAGCATAAAATTCTGCTATTTTGGCATAATCAAACACTCTATGCCTCTGTGCTGCATACTTCAAAAACTCTTTTTCTTCCTTACTTATCTTTGACTTTTCAATCCCCTCAATCAGTTTTAAAACCTTCCCATGATCAACAACATCTTCCAAGCTAGGCTTTTCCTCACTCGGTTCATAAATAGGAGCCTTAATCTTCTTGGAATACTCCCCAACCGCAAGATCCTTTTCACTAATAAGATTAAGTTCAAATCCTGTAAGTTCTCCCATCTCAACACTCATCTTTTTTAATTCTTCCATTACCAGATCCATGTCCCATTCTGACTCATTTAATTTATTATCTGCCAACCTATATGCCATTGCTTGCTCTTCGGTCAAACCAACCTCTAAAACTGGTACTTCTTTCAATCCCAATAACCTTGCTGCCTTTAATCTCCCATGCCCCACAATCACAACATTTTTCTTGTCAACAACTATCGGCTGGTTAAATCCAAACTCCTTTATGCTTGCTGCAACTTGTTCAACTTGTTTCTCTGGATGCTTCTTTGCATTCTTCTCATAGAACATTAAACTATCAATGTCCCTTTTCTCATACCCAGGCGAGGGTTTTTTAGTCATTTTTATTTGGATTATATTTAAATGCGAGATCATACAACTGCATGATGGCGAGGAAATTTCTGATCCGAACCTTGTTGACCGTATCATACTCAAAGTCTAAAACAACCCTGTCCCCAATCACAGCATTTTCATCTAGGTCTACAAGCATTTTGTATAAATCCATATTTTCCCCTGAATAAGAAAGTCCAATGACTTTTCTTTTAGTATGATCAAAGATGTCCAATAATGCTTGTTTTCTCACTCTTACATTGTAGAGCATTTCTCATAGTTTGACAATGTTTGTTTAAGATTCTCAAACCTTGCCTCAAGCTCCAGCATCGACATCCCCGTATGATTCCTTAATCTTTTTAAGTTTTGTAGAGTTACAGGATCTCTGACTTCCTCTAAAAGTTGGTGAAACTCCTGCTGCCCACTATACGAGGTTGAATGAGCAGAAACTTGTCCCATCGTGTGGCAAGTTACACATAAGCAGATCCCGTTCTCCATGTTGGTTCTCAAATCCATGTTCCCTTTACCTTCTATGTGATGAGAATTTAACTGTCTATTAGTATCCCCGCAAACCTCACATTTAAAACCAGCTCGAATCTTGACAAGAGGCTTCCAAAACTTTTCCTCTATCTTTCTTGCGAGCTTAATTGGACTAATAACCTTTGCCATAGTAAGTAGTTATGAACATATTATACACTATTCATCTGTATTCCTTTTAAGGAAAGTCCTCACCGTTGCAATCACCGCCTGTATTGAACTCCTGCATTGAGGCACATCCAAACACTCATCCGCACTATCCAAAGCATCAAGACACATCTTTGCAATACCTTTGGTAGTATCTTCGACCTTGTCCGCAATCTCTTGTCGGAGTTCTTCTATTAACACCTTAAATGTTTCCTTTTGTGTTTCCATTTAATTTTTAAGTTTCTTTTCTTCGTTCGCATCATATCCGCACCAAGCACACTTGCCAGAGGCAACAGCCAATGCGTAGTTTTCTTTGTCACAACCTTCACATCTTACAAGAAAGACGTTGCCTTTTGATTTAAAATTACACGAGTGTTTCATCCTTCATAGGTTATAAGTTAAGTTCTTTTTGTTTATTCAATTTCCATTTCAGCTTCGTAATCGTCTACGATTATCTCTAGGTCTTCTATGAATTCTTCTCTAGCTTTGTTGCTTACTGGTTTGTATTCGATTGTTATTTTCATAGGTCGTATTTACTTACGTTATTTTTAGAATCCTTGCTATTTGAATTTTTCAGCTTATCTTTCATTTTGTAATATTATCGGATATACGGGAATAGAGTTGAACCCTGATATTGTCTTTCAGTCATGATAGCACCTTTCGCAGCAGTAAAGTGTTTAGGCGGTGTACTACATTGCTTTGCCCCATTGCCAATGCTGTGATAGCGAATCCCTGAATCGGCGGTATAAAAGTCTTCCCGATACCTCCTGGCTCCAAAGACATGACTCCATTGATTTCTTGGTATAGACATTTATTGTTTAAATATAAAGTTAGTGCTTTCAAAAATACTTTTCAACTCCTCCCCCTCATCTGGTTCAAAGGTCATTGTATTCCCCCCCATTGCAAATGTTACAGTACAACCCTCCTCATCAAGATATGATTCAAAGGTCACTGTTATACCCTCCCCTATAGCCCACTCCTGTTTGATAAGTTTTTTCATGTTACAATTAGGTTACAATTAAAAATTACTTGGGTGTGCCAGCCCACCAATATCCATTAAGAATCCGTCAGGAGTGCCGAACTTGTTTAGGAACTTATTAGGAACCTCATACAAACCACCCCGGACCTTGAAAGTAGTGCCATTGGATCTCTTTCTCTCCTCGCCATCCTCGAAATACCCGATCCCTGTCACCCTATTCAAAACGTCAATCTTTTTAACCCAGCCAGTAAACTCTAATTGACTGGTTGTCCTGTTAATACTAGCGAATAGGTAAATATCATTTTTGTAATTCTCGCCCTCGACCTGTGAGGCGAATAGGTTGTTGGTAAAGTAGTCCCGAACATCACAATCCCGGCCCATAGTTTTAACGTCAATAGCCACGTCTAGTAAAGTGAAGTCGATCCCATTGTCAAACCCCTTCTTTCCGGGTCTTTTCAGTCCAAACATATCAGCAAAAACAACCTCGCCAAGTATTCCTTCGTATTGTTGTTTTTTACTTCCATCAGTCTTGTCTCCACGATTAGCAATAGAATTCTCCTGAACGTATTTCCACGCCCATTCTTTTTGTTCTTGTGTCAGTAAGTATTTAGTCATTTTTTATTATTTTAAGAATCCAGTTTTTTTGTCCCTGGTTTTAAGGAAAGCCCAAATGCAAAACAGTCCGACCCACCCGGCGAAAACAGTCACAAGGATAGCTTTCCATGTAGTCCTGTTGCGACCAAGAGCGACCCTATAGGCAAGATAGATTGGCAATACAAACACGATCCCGAGGTAAATAATTCCTTCCATATTGTTTTGGTTAAAAGTTATCTATATTAATAGTTGCGACCTCCAGTTTATTGATGCTCTGCATACAGGCAAGGTCGGTCTTTACTTTCTCCAGCTTCGCCCAAGCCTTTAAGAAGTCATTATGGGCAAGATTAAGAGCTTTTAGGTGGTCTTTGTAGGTCACATCCGACAGCCCACGTCTTTTCTTTTCCGCTTCTGTTCCGGTATAGCAAGACTCGCACCCAGCCAGGATCGTCTTTTGTTGGCCTTTCAGGTTCTCGTATATAACCTTCGACCGCACAAACTCGTCCAAAGCCGGGTTAATGTCCTGCGGGATCTTCATCAACCTGTCTTGTAGTTCAGTTTTGGTGATCATATCGTTGGGTTACTTCAAATAGTTTCTGTTGAGCCGCCATTTTTACAGGTTCGTCAACTATTACTTCCAAAGGCTTTATTCCTTCAACTATTATCGGCAAGACTTTATGCGTCCGGCAAGTGTCGATCCGCACCCGGAATCTTTCGTTCTCATGCTCGCCACGCTCCTCGGATAGTTCAACAGCCTCCTCTAATCCGATCCGGAAAAAGATCCGCCTTCCTCCAGTAGCGACTATCAACTGCAAGATCTCGCAATCGCTCTGTCTCAATTTGTGAATCAAGGAGTATTCCAGAGAAACGCTCCGGTCCATCATAATCACATCCCGGCTAGGGATATGTCGGGTAAAAACACCGTATTCGATATTTCCATATCGTTCCTTTTCGCCCTCCTCGTTGTCGAGGTAAACTTGTGCCATAGGTTTTGAGGTTAAGATTTTTTGTTTTGCATGTCTTTGAAGTTCAGGCATAACATCTCGAAATTTCTAATGTTAGTGCAAGTAGTGTGATTCAAGGCTTTTTTAATAACTTCCTCCCCGAATTGCAACCAGTATTCGTTTGCATGTTCTTTTGCTTTCGCTCCTGCTATATACTCGTCCTTGATATTGTAATTATACCTTTCTTTGAGCCATTTTAACAGGAGTAATGCTGTTTTATTATACGCCATAATCGAGTCGATTAAGGTATTCATCGACCGCACTTTTCGGGATCCGGTAGACAGGGTGAACATCCCCATTTGAGACATTCAAAGCCCGCAATTTTCCACCTTTAATCAGCTTCCGGATAGTCGAATCTCGACCCGGGAACCAATTAGCCCTAGAAAGTTCTGTTATAGTATACTGTTGTTCAAAGTTCATATCGCTAGGTTAATAAATTGAAAATCCACTATTCCCTTCCAAAAACTTAATAAACTCCTCGACATTGCCAACATCAAAAGGATAGCTGGTTTTAAAATCATCCACCTCTCCACGCCCTCCACAAACATTGCACTCCCCTACCACATATTCATCATTTCTATTCCCCAACCCTTTGCAAATATCACACTCCACAAGGGGCAAAGCTTTTATTTTTTTATTGTAAGCTTTTTCATATTCCAAAGCCCTTCCGCTTATAACTTCTGCTTTTAAGCAAACAAGCACCTTGTCCTTGAGATCCTTACCGATAACATCTCCACTATTAGAAACCCCTTTACACTTGTCCTCCTCTGTCATAAATTCATCACACGTTTTACAAACATAATCCCACAACGGTCGCCACCACCAGATGTTGTTTCTAAAATATTCCCCCTTCTTGTTTTTAGGCTTTACGCCTGATAAATCAAACCCCATATTGTAATTAGTTAAATGGTAAATCCAGAATTTCCTCCGGGCATTCCTCGGGACCTTCGTCCGGGACCTCAACTTCTGGGTGAAGATCCTTTTTTGTAGGAACCTTATAAGTAGTTTCCTCCAAAGCTGTGATCCTTTTGTCCTGTTCTAGCACCAGTACCTCGAGCATGTCCGCTTTTGTAGGCTTGGAGAAGTTCAAGTATTCTCCGTTCTTTTCTACGTTCAGCATTACAACCTGATTCTCCGAGAATGAAGCGGTCCAGTCGTCATAATCACAATGCGATAGTTTGTATTGCTTCTTGTCATCCCCTGTAATATATAACGTGACGTAAGTGAACTTCTTTCCCCTTTTGTCTATATACTCGGATCCGTCCTTTTTTACTA